AAATTTAAACAAGAAAGTTTTACCCTCATTCTCTGGATGTTTAGGATCAGATACTACTAGAATATTTGAGTAATAAGATAATTTTCTTTTTCTCTTTCTAGCAATTTCTTTATCACTATCAACACCAGTATTCCACAATCTTGTGTTTTCTTCGGACACAGGATCTTTTTGACTTAATGTTGTTAATGAGTTTTCAATATACCAACCACCTTTATCTTGGAAGGCATGAGACCATACACGTTGCCATGGTAAGTCTTCTCCCTCAATAGCAGGTAAAAATCTAATAACAGCATAGCCATTACCAGTTTTATCTAACTCTGGTTTCCAAAATCTGTCGTCTTGATATTTGTTTTTGTTTGATTGATCCTCAGGATTGAGGTTTGTTTCAAGAGCTTTAGTTAATTTGTCAAAGCCACTTGATGATGATTTTAATGCTTCAAAATCCATATTATTTTTCTCCTATATTATTTGTATATTGTATTTGTGTTACCTATATTATCGGTATCATAGTTATTTATACAAGTTCTTATGAGCTCTACCAGGTTTATTTAATCTATCTTCACCCTTTGGCCAACGCATTTGTATTTCTAACATTGAACCATCGGTCATCACAACTTCAAAGTTATGACCATTATCAACACTTCTATCCCAATAACGAACATAATTGTTAATCTTAATCACTTGCTTGTTTGGTTTACTCATAAGCTCTAATATACCATATCTACGCTAAAATGGCAATGTTCCTACGAAACTAATGTTTCCATAGTAGGATAATCAATATAAAAGACGTTTTTACAGCCTTCCCACTCTTTTACTTTACTATTAATATGATCACCACCCTCATCTGCCTTTGGATTGACTTTATAGAAAGTCACTGCTGGATTCTCTTTTATCAGTTTAGTCAACTGACCAATCCAGTTTGTTGGTGGTACTTGTTGTTGTTCTTTTAGACCATAGTATTTGGTATCTTTGTATAAATTATTAATCTTGTCTGTATTACTTCCTAAATCATGGCCAATTAGATACATTTCTAAACTAATTGTTTCTTCAGGATTATCTGCCTTTGGTTGTGTCTCGTTCAATACTGCCAAGGCAGCCGCTGTAGTACCAGAAGACCAACCCCAATCTCTAGGCTTCATTACATCGTCAAGTGATTGTTCTTTACTAAATGGTTTACACCAACTTACATCAATAGCTGTATGATTTACATTTTTAGATTCAACACTCTTATTCATTTTTAATACTTTAACTGCACCAGATATATTTGAACCATGCATTACAAACTCTTGACAATCGCCACGTTCATTTTCATTAACTAGTTTTTCTTCTTTAACTATTTTCATTTCATCGGCAGTTATACCTGCGCCTGCATTTATCATAGACTCATATAACATACCAGGTAATCTTGTCCAGTTTCTAAAATATGTTTCGTTGTTATCACAGTAACCACTGTTATAAACTTCATGTGATATAGCTTGATCTACACAAACTAAAACATCTGGTGTAAAATCTCTATATATGGCATTACAACCATATATTCTACCTTTACCTTTTAGTTTATTTAAATCGTACCCTTTACGACTTTCGCCGTTTGCTACTACAAATACTTTAGACATAAGATTTTAAAATACCTATCATTAATACCATTGCTAAACTTGTATTCAATACCATTAATGCACGGTCATGCCATAGTATACCTACCCATAACCAACCTAGTGTACCTGCAAAACTGAAATATAAATCAAACATATGAAACGCACCACCACTGGCTCTGAAACATACTGCTGATAATATTAAAATACAACTTAACCATTTTAAATACCATGAGAAATCATGTAAAGGTGTAACCTTGTTTAATACTTTTTCTGGTTCTTTTATCACTGTTTTTGTTTTATTTTCTGTTAAAACTTTTACTTTCTTTTTTAATTTTTCTATAGTTTTCATATCTTCCCACATTCCATTATTCGTCATCGCTTTCTTTTACTTTATTAATAACATAGTAGACACAAAGGCCTCCTACTAATATTGCTATCATACCCATAAACAACATACCAAGTCCGTATCCCAATGTCATTAAAGTCCTTTCTTCATTACGTTGTAAACTAATTTCTTCCAATTATAATGTCTGTCAAGTGAACCAACATATACTATTGTACCACTATTCATATCAATAACTATTTGTTGACCACCTGCACCGTCTAAACCAAATATAACTTTGTCATTCATACCAATTAAACCCATATGAAACTGACCACCGTATTGTTTTGTATAAGCGGCTACACCTTTAGAAGCATAGTCTTTATGATTTTTATTTACTCTGTTCTCGTATATAGTTCTTAAATAATCACCAATACATGTATCAGAATTGTAATCTTTAACTAGTGTGTTAGCTATTCTAATGTAATCCTCAGCAGTAGCAAAAAATGTATATCTACTATTACCTTTATCATCATCTTGTTTTGACCAAGATATTTTTTGAAAGTGTACTTTATTTTTTACACCAACATGATCTGTAAATATTTCTGTTAAAAACTTCTCGTAATTATCAACACCAATTTTGTGTATTACATAATTGATTGCAACCATTGTTGATAAAGCACTATAATTATATGGAGAGTTTTCTTTCTCTTTATTTGTATTTTTAAAGTGTATCATATTGTAAGCAACTGTTTTATTGTTAACTTGTTTATGTTTTTCACCGTTAATAAAACCATCACCTCTAAACTTCTTCTCACCAACTATATTGTGATCACCTGAAGTCATATTTAAAACTTGTAATAATGTATTATCTTCGTATAAAGTATTATCAATAACAACCCAATCATCTAACTTTTTATTTAAGTTTAAACCATACTTACAAACAGCATGACCTGTCACATATGCAATTAAACTTTTACCCATTGAATTAGACCTCAACATACCATTGTTTTTAACAATCTCATCATTCCAATTGTTTTTGTTAATTACAATCTTACCATTTGTATAAACAATGTAAGAAGCTAAACCTGTCTTGTCTTGATTTTCTAATTGTTTATCTACGAATTTTGTTAATTTGTTTTCAACTAAATCTGTTTCTAAAACTTGGTAGTTTTCAGAACCATTTGCTGAAAATGATATACCGTTAAATTTATGTTCAGTACCATTGTGATCTGCCTTAGCGATGTTAGATAGAGTTAACAGAATTAGTGTGTTAACTAGTATTGCTGTGATTAGTATTTTTTTCATAGTGTTTTTCCTTTCAAATATACGTATAATATATCAGAAAAACGTCAAAATGGCAAGTTAATTATACCAGAACATTTAGCGAACAAACACGTCCTTTAACGTTAATTTAGTCTCGGTTTCGTTGAATTTTACGAATTTCTTGTACTTTTTAAGTCGTTTTGATAGTATTGGCCATACAAATTTTTCGGTAATCTGTTTGTCCCATTGTTTTATGAAGTTTAAATGGTAATCTAGAATCACCATTGATTGGTGGCTTAACTTTTTCTGAATATAAAGTTGTAGCAAGCGTGGATGCTGACCAGTAGAACAGCCCAAGCCATCATCAAAACTAATAGACCTAGAAGTAAAGTCATCATTAACCAATAACATATCATTTCTAAAGTGGTAAGTAATACCATCTTTGTATTTTTTATAATTGAGATAAACTTGTTTTCCATCTTTTTGTAATAAATTGCCGACCCATTGTTTATCATTATCTAAAAAATTTGCAACAAAAAAGTCTAATATCTCATATTTATCGTATTGTTTACTTAACTTGTGAAAGAAATACCTATCGTTTCTTTTTGTAAATGTCTCTAGTTTACAATTCACTTTACCACCATAATCTATATAATCATAGTCGGTGGTAAAGTGAAGTTTTATAGCTAGATATGTTTTAAATACGTCAAATCCGTCATGCATTCTATACTGGTAGCGAGCCTTGTTTTGGTACGTTTAACATGTTCAAGTTCATCGCTTCAACTTTCAATTTTTCTTTTATTTGTTTATTAATAAATGAGTTTACTTTACCTGGATCTAAATCTTTTTGTTCACACAAATGTATGATTGCGTCCATGTAAGATATTTTTTCTTTACGTACGGTGGTCTCAATCTCTTGCGAGAAAGTTTTACTATTCATCTTAATCATTAATCTCCTTGTAATTGTGTCCTATCAAAGGTGTGATACATGATACACGCTGATTCACCTGTAGGTATATCAACCGTTGCAATTACCTGATCATCATTTACATATCTCGTTATCATCATAATTGGATCACCATCTGGTTTTGCACCGGCTCTTCCTAAACTAGCTTCGTCCATTTTAAAACCCATATCAATAATAAATTTGTGTACATATTCTGGATGTCCACATAACACAGGCATTTCACTAGGTGCTAGATTGAAGTTGTTGGTATATTCCTCAGCCGTAGAGATACTACTAACTCCTAATAGGAGTATTAAGGAATATATGAAGTTCATTATACTTTATCTTTATTGATTTCTTCATAATATTTATAAAAGGCCTGAATAGATTTACCTAACTTTTCTTCATAATCTTTTCTGTCTTTTTTAAATGCCATCACGCTACCATCTTCGCCTGCGATCAAAATGACCAGCTGATCTATTCTCTTACCATATAATTCTTCGTACATCATAGAGTAAGCACAAGTTTGTACAAAATAGTTTTCAATCCAACTCTCTTGTCTTTCTTTGTTGGCTGTTTTGAAATCTATCACTGACAACTTACCATTATATTCTGCAATACAATCCACTTGTCCAGCAATTGTTAATTTTTTACTGTACATAATTGTTTCTAAACAATGTATGTTGTTAATTTGATCTATGTATGGTTTCAATAGTTTAAACATACCTAGAGGCAATACACTTCTCTCACTTGGAGTTTCGCCTTTTAAATATTGTTCAACTAATGTATGTGTAGATTTACCACGTCTAGCTGCTCTATTCATTTCCCATTTAGCCACGTCTTCACCAATTGAGTCACGCCATTTTTGTAGTTCTTTGGTCTTTTGAATACCAAGTACGGTAGTTATTGATGGATAGTTTTTACCATTTATATCGTAAAATCTAAAACCATCTATTTTCTTACCCTTTGTTTTAGGTAAGACATTTTTATCTAGTTCTATAAATTTAAATTTGCTCATAATAGTTTAATAATATACTAAATGTACTATTTTGTCAAGCCTAATACACTTCGTCTATTGCCCATTGTCTTTCCTGACACCACCAACACGTACCACTACAACCAGGATCGGGTACAATACATGAGGCTGTCATATCTAACAGATCATCAATACCATGGTCGGCATATGCCTGTATCATAAATCTTTTGTCTACTGTTTTATATGGTGCCAGATCATCTTCTTGGTTATTGAGTTCATCCCAATATAAACCACCAGGCAAACGTACTAGTTCGTCTGGATGACCTTGTGTCTTGTTAAATCCTTTTTGTATATCTTCAGGTGGACCCATTGATATACCATGAATAGTATAGTCTACTATTTTTTCTTCTAACATAACTGAAAATGGTTTTATGTAAGTATGTTTTGACGGTGCTTTACCACCATTTGTATCAAATACAACTGACAATGGCCAATTTATCTTTACGTTAGGAAATTTACTTTTAATGTAATTGATTATTTTTGGTATCTGCATACCATCACCTGGTGCCCATAAGTCTAGGCCATTATATGGTTGAATTGTAATATTTAAATCTTCTTTGTCTATTGTGTTTGCTATTAGATAACACAACAAGGTACTGTCACAACCACCTGACATGGCAACTGCAACAGTTTTACCTCTAAACTTTTCTTTATCTTCAAAGATGTTTATTTTACCAAAGTTGTTCTTGTATTCCATAGTATATCATGTTGACCTATACAATTGTAAATGGTCGTTTATTAATTCGCTAGAGTTTCTTAACTCGTCACGCTTTGCCTTTCAATTCGGATCGTATGACTCATAACAAGTTTTACCACTTTCATTTCTGTAAGCACGTAAAATTTGTTTTCTATTGTCTTCAGCCTTATAAGAGCAGTGAATCCACCCACTGTTAGGTTCATCTAAATTGTGGTATTCCAGAATCATTTGATCAAATTCTAAATTATCAGAAATCCACTTGCATAGTTCAGCATTGGACAATCCAAAGATTTCAAAATCGGCCGCCTCCGCTTTAGCATGCTGTGAATTTTTACTTGAGCCTATGGCTTCACACAACTCTACGGATCTGTACCCACTAGACACGGTAACTACCTTGCCATAATGGTCTCTTATTGGTTGCAAAACTTTTTCACATAACAGTTTTAACTTGTTGATTTGATCTTCGTTAGGATTATTATTAATACCTTTACGATCAGCTGTTTGTGAAGCTGTTAATTCTTTAAGACTAAAATTATTACTTAATTTCATTTTATCCTCTCGTTATTTTTAACACTTTTTCTATCTGTGCCTTAATAATAGGACCTCTGTTAGGCCAATGTATATAAGGTTCAGTAGTTTTACTTAAATTATATAAAAAAGGCAATATTATTTTTTCAAGTTCTTTCATCTTCGCCTTTTGATCTTCATCTGATACTTCTTTTGTTATAGTATCTTTCTCTGCCACTATCTGCATAACTTCGTTCATCATTGACTTAATAGATGAAACGTCTGCTTTAACTTTTGATATTTCTAAACTAGCATTTTCTATTGGCTTGGTATCTACTACAGGCACCTCTTGTTTAGGTGGTGCTGACACCGGCGTCATTCCCCAATCATCGGTTAGATCAAAACCTCTCATGTAATCTGGTATGTCTTTTGTCATTTCTTTTTTCTCCCTTGTGCTTGTCTTTTCAAGTGTTTCTTGACTACGTTTCTTGTTGCGATTTCTTTCGCTGATCTTTTACCATATCTATCGGCTAACGCACTAGTAGGGTGTGCTTCTGCAATTCGTGATAAGTTGTCTTTCCAACCACCATCGTTTTTCATATTAACACCCATTACGCCACCGGATATATTTATAGCCTGTGGTACTTGTGTAATATGTTTATTTTTAGACAAATATTTCTCCATTTCTGCAATGGTCATCATTTCTGTATATTCTTTTTTAGTTCTTTTATTTCTGAACGTGTATATTGGCACTTGCAAGTCCTATAATTCTTGTTATTAATTCGCCTAGACCATTTTGTCTCTGCATTGTTAGTAGTTCTTTTATGCCTAGTGGTATAAAACTATCTACTGTAAGGTTAGCAATATCTTTTACATCTTCATTGTTAACTATATCTGTTACCAATTTAGCTGTACCTTTTGTGATATGGGCGTCACCGTCAACTCTATATATCATAGTATTATCTGTCTGTAAACCACCTATAATCCATAATTTACTGGCACAACCATGTATTCTATTTGATTCTGTTTTGACTAATTGAGGTAAAGGTTCTACCTCTTTGGCCTTGTCTACCAGATATTGTAATCTATCGTGGCCTTCTAACATTTTTAAACTGTCGCCTGTTTCTTTAATCTTTTCAATTATCATTTATCCTTAAAATACTTTTCTAACTTACCTGCTTCGTCTCTATGTTTGTTTTCTGGATCCATACTATCTTTCTTTTTGTTAATAACTGGCCATTGTCTAGACCACTTATCGTTAAATGCAATCCACTTTTGTCCTTCTTCTTCCATGTCTGATAGTATTGCTTCTTCAGGACACTCTGGTTCACATACACCACAATCTATACACTCATCAGGATTGATAACTAACATGTTCTCTCCTTCATAGAAACAATCTACAGGACACACCTCCACGCAATCAGTGTGTTTACACATGATACACTTATCATTTACTGAATAAGCCATTATAAACTTTTTAATGTAGCAAGTTTATCTCTAGCGTCTGTAAGTTTAATTAATTCTTTCTCGGCTGTTTCTACGTAATCTATATGCTCTGCAACACCAACTGGTTTTTCAAAAAACGTTTTTAAGTTTGCTTCAGATAAGGCTACGTCACCCTCTAGTTTTTTAATTAATGCTTCTTTGATTGCCATTTTTTCTCCTTGTGTAATAATTATAAAATCCTTCGTCTTTAAAATATTTAGCGATGTGGTCAGCTGGTACTTGGTCGCTGACTATACAATCGTATAGACTTTCATATTCACTTTTTTTTATTTTTTCTTTTCTTTTCATTTAATATTCTACCATAATTAGGCCAACCAAATTTGTCTGGTGATTCATCTACGTATCTCCAACGAATAACTCCTGTATCAGGATTTCTTTCGTATATTTTTTCTTTTGATTTAGCCATTAATCTTTCCCCTCAATACTAGTTCCTTTAAAAGGATCATTTTCTGTATCTTTTACAATCTCATCTTCCGTTAAATCTTGTGGTAAACTATTGTCACCTTGTATTTCTAAATTAGCAAAAGGGTCTTCTACTGTAAGTGTAGCAACATTTTCATATGTAACCTCTACATCTGATAATCCTTCTCTTAAAATTTTTTCTTCCTCTAATGTCAAAGGTCTTATTTGATTTACGTCCATTGCCATGTATCTATCTTCTCTTTCTTTTTTCTATTGTATTTCTTTTTAGATTCTACAACTCTTGGTTTATATTTTGGTGTTCTTACATCTTTAGCAATAGGGTTTTTCTTTTTACCAAAAATTTCATTCCATCTTTTTTTATACTGTTCATCTGACGGTCTACTTCTACCATCAAATCTAAATGTACTTTTACTTGTTGTTTTGCCTAACTTCGCCATTGTTTATTCCTATTGTGTACCACTCTGGTATAACAGCTGGTGTTTTCCAGGTAGCAAATTCTCTTTTCTTCATAACATAATACTTTCTGTACGAGCCAATCACATCGCCAGGTATTTTGCATTCATCTGGCATAGCAGGTGTTGGATCAGTAGCAATCTTATTTATAGGGATATTTTTTGGTGGGTTTCGTAATACATCTTTCAGTTTACGAATAGTCATGTGATCCTCTGTATGATTGTATCTTAATTTAAATTGTTCATTAAGAGCAATCATATGTTTGTATAACCAAGCATAGTGAAACGCATTTGACATTACCCATACTGTACTAGGATGACCTGTATGACATGCCTTGTAAATAGTATCTTCTAGGTAAGGGTCTTCTAGTCGCCATCTTTTAATCTTACGGCCATTTTTAGAGTAATCTGTCCACTCTATACCGTCTAGTAATCTATGTGCTGTAGATAACATTTGAGCAGACTCAATAATCATCTTACATACGTGTTTGTCACAACTCATTTCAGCTGACACAACTGGATCTTTGTCTAGATAAAATATATTCATATTACCTCATAAAATACGGACCAACTAGTATAGCAATCAACATTGCTGGTACTACAATTGATAATGGCCAGAAATCTAATAGTTCTTTCCACAATACCACTTTGTCCTGTTTCTTTTGTTTCATTACTTCCTTTTTAATCTCACGCATTAATTTATTAATAGGTTCGCCTTTTTGAAAATTAGGAAAACCAAGGTCACTGCAAAGTTTAACTTGATTATAAACTTCTTGTACCGTTTTCTTTTTTAACGTGACATTTATTGTTTTCATATTTATAATATACCACAAATATTGTAGTTTGGCAACCTAATGTAAATGTTTATTATATAAGTCAGTTCTATTATATTTCTTACATAATTTAACAAATACACCATGCCAAAAGTTCTTAGCCCAATCTGTCTCAGCCGTTTTATTGGCCTTAACTGCATTGTTAATAAGTCTTTCTGCTTTATCTGTAGTGATTCGTTGTATATCGTTCAATGTTATCATAATGTATAGTATACCTCATTTTTTACGGTTTGTCAAGCTCTAATTGCCTGCATTAGCGCCTTGTGTTATTATTGTTCGGACTACTGTAAATCCAGGGTTATTCCAATCTAATGTTTTCTTACATTCTAGGTCGGTTACACAGGTTGTCTTCATGCAACCACTCAAAGTCACGAGCAATAATATTAAAATACTAATTCTTGTCATCTAAATTCACTATCTGGTTTAACTTTAATTTAATCTCATCTGGACTATCGCCAAAGTCTTTTACCACATTCTTATATCTTCTCAACTTCTTATTTCTTTTTTCTAATCTTTTTAATTTTGCCTCTAGGTTTACTTTCTTATTTGTAGCCGTCAATTGTCTTTTCATTCTCCACTGTCTCAATGATATATTAGCCGCTATCAATAACAATACTGCTAATGGGTCAAATACAAATATTAATATGAGTATTACAATTCTAACTGCCTTGTCAAAATTTTGTTCAGCATTCTCACCATATATTAACTCTGCTACATACTTAATAGGACCTACCTCTGCCTCTATCTTATCTTGTTCTAATGATAGACTAGCCTTACTATTTGTTAATTCTGCAATCTTATCACTAGCATTATTGATTGCACTATTTAAGGCATTTCTTTCTTCTTCTTGTTTAGCTCTTTCTTTTAGACCTCTAGTGACATATTCTTTGTCAATATAAACTTCTAATGCTTTGTCTAGTAAAGATAATTGTTTTTCTGCTCTGTTTATAATTAATTGTTGTTGATTAATTTGTTTATCAAGTAATTCTATTTTTATATTATTACCAGATGTTGGTTTGACTTGATCTAGGTGTGCTTTTGATAAGAAACCAAAAATACCCATAGACGTTATAAAAATTAAAACTATAATAGCTGTGAATAGATATGCTTTTAATAATCTAGGTATATCTGAGCGCCAGTTATGATACAACCACGAGGCAGCTACTAACTTACCAACTTCTAATGCACTACCCATAGCAATAATAGGTACAACTGCACCAGCAAATAGTGTTGCAAGACCTAATATAGAATAGCCAGCGGCTATTACAGATATAGATATCGCACTTAAAAAAGTTAGTATGATTAGAAACATATTAGTGTTTGTAGTTTTCTCTTATTTTTTTGATGATCGCTTTTACTTTCCAGAAATAATCTTTATCACTGGCATATGCGTCAAGTGTTTCAACTAATTCTAAACTATCTGCACCTGTGGCTAATAGTTCTCTGTATTTCTCGTAAGCATGGTGGTTACTTAAAGTATTTATATAATGTAAAACACCATCACACTCATGTTGAAATACTTTAACTCCCCACTTTTTAGGATTGTTTGAAGGCAACATATGTGGCTCTTTTAAATCATACGTTCTAATACCAAATAGGTTTTTACCAACTCTGGCAAATCTACTATTTCCCCAGCCTGACTCTAGAGCCGCTTGTGCCAATAGTAAATCTTTATCTACCCTATTAGCTGTCTTTTCATAAAAATAGATATACTCAACACACTGATTAACGTTGTCTATAAACTGTTGATTGTTTGTATGTTCAAAGTCTGGTTTTGTAGGCAGTGTTGCGTTTGCCTGAATTTTGTAATAGTGTACCGTGGTTACACAAAATAATACCACAAACACGAACATTAAAGTTCTTGCTATAGTTCTCATTGTTTTCATAATTTCCTCGCAATGTAATCATAACCACTCCACTCTTGTCCTTCTTCATCTTTAAATGTAGGTAGTTTTTGTTGAGATAAAGATAAACCATCTTTCATCTTAGCCACTTTTGCAAATATAGTAGCCGCCTGTTTATCTGTAAAGTTATCGTATACATCTTTAGCCCAATTACCAGTGTAATATACTCTTGATGTACCTGATCTATTTGATGGTTTATGTAATTCTTGTAGTTGTATCAATGCCTCACCTATTCTACCTTTTAGGTAAGGATCAAGTTCTTTCACTTTTCTTCTCATCATATTGCTCATAATTATAAGTCCAATCCTACTTTGTTTAATTTGTTTCGGTAACTATAAAACAAGGCGTTATGGTTACCAGTATCGCCCTCGTTGGCCATCTGGTGTAGATGTACCATTTCATGTGCTAACGTGTTAGCAAATTCTTGTTTATCGTCATAGTACGGCAACATATGAAGCTCGTACTCTCTTGTTCCTCGTCTTTCCCAATCGTAAGTTATAACTTGACCTAACGTTGCGTTTCTCATCTTCTTAATATATACTTTGTTAAACGGCGAAAGTTTGTTATCAAATACTAGTTCATTTATCATAGCAAAATATTTTTTTATATCAATATATCTAGTTTTATATTTTCGTTTAGATGATTTTTGGGTAAGGTCAGCCTTTAATAACTTTTTGGTCTTCGTATATTTTTTTGATCTTCTTAACAATTCTTTGTTCTCCTAATTTTAAGTTAATCATTATATACAATCTTTGTCAACGGCTTTAGTGTCTTCAAGCAACTTACATTTATATTCGTGGTCTGCTTTCAATCTCAACTCTGTCATTACAGAATCAAGTATGTATGGTAAATGTTTTTCTAAAATAGAAACCATTTCCAAGGCGTAAAGGTGTCCAAGTTTAGACAGTTCACTTTCCATAATAGATTTGTGATCTATCTCATTGTTCTTTATCGTCTCTGATATAACATGGCCAATAACTGCCTTGTTATAATCGTCTGCTTTAACTGAATTGGCAAAGGCATTCAAACCTAACCACAGTACAGCTAAAATTAATATCAACTTTTTCATAATATATACCTTTCTTCTCTTTAATATATTTAGGATATACCATTCGTACATTAAAGTCAAGCAGAAAATAAATTTAAAAGTGTTGATTTATAAGGGTTTTTTAAGGGTACAGTGTGTCGCACCCTTAAAAATGTGAGGTTTTAAGACAGTAATTCTTTTAGAATCGACTTACCTGTCTGTTTCATAAAGTTTGAGTCCCAATTAAATGATTCTCTGACCATTTGACTAGTTAAACCTTTGTACATGTTGTTTAATTTTTTGTCTTTTATGCCAATTAAAACATCTGCGTCTTTTTCATGTAAAGATTCTAACAAACCTAAAAACATCTTTTCTCTTGCGAGTTGATTTGTTTCTGGATCTGCACCTTTAACGAAACGCCATAGTTTCTTACTTGCATAAAAAAGACTTGTATGCTCTGTTCCAGCAGGAGCTTCATTACGTATAAAAGGTGGTGTTCCTTCTGGTAAATCAAACTCTATTTTTGGATCAAAAGCAGCTTTGAGCAACATTCTCAATGCGTTGGTATCATGTTTCTTTAATACCTCTATCTTCTTTGGTTTATCCTTGGCATTGTTTACAAGCGTAAAGATTTCGTGTACTGTAGGTTCCGTAGAGCCCATAGTTCTTGACGCTGACATCAACGAAGGATTCATTTTTGGTTGTTCAGCCATAATTTATTTCTCCATATATATGTTAAAAGTCATTAACTTGTTCAATCAATGTCTTCATTTTATTTTTCATAAAGTAATTCAACAGGAGCGACCTGTCTTTAACTTTATAATTCTTGAAAGTATTTATAATTCTATTTTCTATGTTTTCTGGTATCTGCGATAGGTCTATTAACTTCTTGTTTCTTAAATAGTTCTTCTTAATATCTTCATCTAACGTCATATTGGTTTCTATATTACCAAATTCAGCCATTCTTTTCTTATTGATAGGTCTTTGTCTTACACCTTGTTCTAAAAATATATCATCTTTACTTAATATATTAGGTACACCATCTGACCGGTCACCTTTTATAATCTGTTCATATAAAAATTGTTTAGGGTCATCCTGTTCACCAATGAAACCTTTTAAAATAGGACTAAACTGGTAAACATTACCATAATGATGTAATTGAATAAAGTCCTTGTCTCCTGATATGATAAGATATATCATGTCTTGTTGTTGTTTAATTAGTGTTGCAATAATATCATCTGCTTCAGCATTCTCTACATACATAACTTTATAAGGAAAGTTATCAACTAATTCTTTCTTAATAGTAGCCATGATATTAAAAATATTATCCCAATCGGTATCTGAATCAACTCTACCTTTACGTCTACCATGTTTATATTGTGGAAATATCTCTCTACGCCAAGGATCGGCAGCGTCTGAGCATAGTACCATGTCACCATACTCGTCTTTAAATTTTAGATTAAAACCACGTAAAGAATTTAAAACCATTTGGCGCACCATATCCAAATTAGGCTTAACGTCAGCCTTATTTCTGGTCTGCACCATCAAGTTTGAAATCAATATCTGGTTTAAATCTACTAATATCATAATGTGCCTTGTAATAAATTTAATACTACTGCAAGTATGGCTATAAAACCACCAACTGCGATCACACCACTAACTATCTTTCTGATTTCTTTTAATTGTTTATTCATATTCACTCCAGTGTTTTTCTTTAACAATTTTACCTTTTTCTTTTGCTCTTAATCTTCTCTTTAATACTTTTATTCTATACTTGATACCATCAATTGTGGTATACATCCAACCACAATCATGTGGCTCAAGTTGTTTTCTAAACCACTTGTTCGTATCTTCTAACGTTTCTATTTGTTTTTTTAATTGTGCTTTTGTGGCCATAAATCTCCGTTAATTTGGTTGTAGTGGCGATTTCTCGCCACCACATTAACTATATTAGTTTTTATATGCGAAAGGTGTTCCATATAACTTGTTGATACCAGCAGCTATGATAGCTTTTGTAGGTGTACCAACTCTGTATGAAGTACCTTTGTTTGTTTTGTTGATATAGATCATATTACCTTGTGATCTTAATTTATCAACCATCGCTCTTGGCGATTTAAGGTCGTACACATTTCTCAAAGTTTTCCAAGAAACTGCTTCACCTTTATTCAAAAGATTTAATACCTTTTGAGTTTTTGATAGTGCTGGTCTACCTCTGCCAAACACTTTTTTAATAGATTTAAACATAGTTTAAGTCTCCTTTTTTATTGTTTTCTATTTTACAACCTGTTAAGGCGATTACCGGAGTAATTCTGTTATTTGTCCAAGTCATCATCTGGCTCAAACATTCCTGAACCGTTTGATAAATCATCTAGTTCAGTTTTTAATTCTTTATTAAATGGTTTTGTAGGCTGACTTGCCTCAACTACTCTACTATAATCTATAGTAGCTGTTCTATTACCATTTTTCATTTGTTTTACATCAACTATCTTATCAATTAAAGAGTGAGAAGTATGCCTAATACCAAAGTCTCTGTAAATTAAACCTCTCATTGCGTCAACTACCATGGCCAGGTCTTTTGTAAATGTTACCTTGTCTGTTTTAATTGCCATGTCTAGAAAACTATTGATTAAGTTCATCACAATATCATCTACTTGATGTTCAATGTATTGTTTTGTTTGTACTTTCTTTAATTGTTCGTTAAGTTTATTCTGTACCTTTTGGTGTTCAGTTAAAGGACTATTATTGTGCCTAACAATCTTGTTGGTAGGAAACTGTATAATATTATCCTTGTCGTCATTCATTACTTAATTATTTCGCCTTTAAAGTTTATCTTTCCTTCTTCAACAAAATATTCCAGTAATTGATTATAACCACCAACTAATTTACCATCTATTTTAATTTGTGGCATAGACATAACTTTTTTACCAATATCTTCTATCAGTTTAACTGGATTAGAATCAAAATCTTTCTCTAGATTCTTCTCCTCGTATTCAAGGCCAAGATTTTTTACAAGTTCTTTGGCCTTGGTACAAAACACACAATTGTTTTTACTGTATATTACTATCGCCATTGTCTGCTTTCATTAAGTTTTCATAGGCTACGTCAGCTTTTTTCTTAACATTATAAGAGTCAACTGCTTCTGCAATGGTAAAGTTATACATTTTATTGTATTCACCCATTGGTAATCTTAAACCAATCCATGCTCTGTAGTAACCTTGTTTTGTTATTGTGACATCTTTAGCAAAGATTTCATAACCTCTAACAGGTGTATCTTTAATTAAGTTTACAATTGTAGACTCAACCTCTGATACTGTAGTTTTGTTATGAGTTTTACCTAGTTCAGTAATAAACTGTTTAGACGATTTATTCATTTCGCCTTTGATAATGTCGGCCAACTCTGCTTTCGCAATCATCATTCCTTTTTCTATTGCTAGATTAAGGTCTGGAGATACGGCAGTACCAACTCCAAAGATACACATTTTATCTTTGTCTTTACCAAACTTCGGTGTATCACACGCTTTTGATTCAGAAAAATCGGCCATGTACCACTTTGGTACTTGATTTAATACTTTACCTTTCTCTGATTTCATTTGATAAGTAGCTGAACAATTGGCAACCAACAGTCCTGCCACTACAACTCCTACGAGTTTCATTGTTTTTTTCATCATATATTATTTACCTCACTTTTCATAGTATATACCAACTCGCCTAATTTGTCAAGTCCCATTTGTACATAGTCCAAAAACTCACCAGCCGAGACACCAGTAATTATTACAAATAAAAGTGATAAAATGATCAAGTTTTTAATCATTATTTTACCTTCCATTCACCGTCCTTGTTTAAACATGTCTTTCCGAACGTTTTAAAGACATGGTTTTTTCTACTATAACGTCTACAGTACTCTGGTGTAGATATATCTCTATAGTAGAATTGAGCAAACAGTTCCCAATAACTAGGACCGTCTACCTTTTTTCTACCATCAGCACATTCAAGAGTTTCCTCTTTGTAGATGTTATCACCTACTTGCTTGATAGTAATTTTGACATAACAATATTGATCAGCGGCTTTTGTAGGTTCAATAGTCGTGATCTTATCGTAATAAACTTTTCCTTTTTCTTTCTCAACTCTTTCAATCTTCTCTAATACCTCAATTGTCTTATCAACGGTACTAGATACTTTGACCTCTTTCACTGGTACAGTATTACCAGATAGATCGTCTGTTAATCCAGGCACATCTGCATAACTAGCTTTGACTACAAATAGTATCGCTAGAATAAAACACACAACTAGTATATGGTTACCTAAATTTACAATACTTTTACCAACTGTATTAGGATTTTTAGGATCAATAAAATTTTTCATTAGTATGTTCTCAATAAAGGTATCATTACATTAGGGTCTGGAAATACCTTTTCATTTAATTTATGTACTGATATTGTCAAGTAGACCAACATAGCCAATATAGTTATCTGTATTATTCTATTCATTGTTTAGTTTTTTTAATGTATCTTTTATTTCGTATAACTCGTCTTCTAAAGGTTTGCTAGTTTTAAATTCTAGTTCTTCCTCTATTTCTTCTTTTCTTTTATTAAGGTTATCTACAACGTGATTATTATCCGGCATATTTCTCCTTGTCACTTGCGATTAGTTTACACTGCATTTGTACATCTGCAACAAGATTATCAACTTCAGCGTCTCTTTCAGGAGTTTTAGGATTATTGTATTTCAAGTTATATAATCTATCACTCACTTTTTTTATACCGTCAATCTTCTTACAAAGGTCACTTACTTTATGTATCATGGTTTTTCTATCCACTTTCCATCAGGCATTTGACATGCTGTACCAAATATAGTGTTTCTATTTACACCTCCTACACCAATCAAAGGCCATTTGTTAGTTATGTCCACTGTAGCGTCATAATCTTTACACTTAATATCTTCAACTAGATATGACTTTGTAATCTTAATTATACCAGAGTTACCTGTCTCTTGATTGTACCAATTGGTATAAGAAGACCCATTTGGACTTGTGTTTAAATGATCTACGAATACGGCATTGTGTACATCGTAGTCTGAATTATACATAATTTCTGCACCAGCAAAAGCACCAACAACAGCACAACCAGCGATAGCATATGGGTCATTAACTCCCATTTCTACACACGCACCAGTGGTGGTTGTTGAACCTAAAACTGCGCCTACTTGTGATCTATTAGAGGCACAGTTCGTAAGTAATAAGCTAAGTACAATAATTAGTATAGTTCTCATTAGTCTTTTTTCTTAAACATTGTCCAAGGCCATTTTGTTTTCATTTCAGCCCATGACTTTTTTTGATACTCTTTAGTCTTTTCAACTTCAGCACCAATAAAGT